CCTTGTTTTTTCATGTTGATAGCTATGGCTGCTTGCTGCGCCGCATTAGCTGCTTCTAATATCTGTATGAGTTTTTGTTTTTGCTCAATCGTGGCATTAGATAATAATGGTTTTATCTTTTCATAAAACTCTTTTAGTTTTCTAGTTTTTGGTTTAGGCATATTGAATTTCACTAGATTGTCTTTAGCTATTTTCATCATATCTAATACTTCTTTGTCGCTCAGTGAAGAACTCATTGATTGACGCCACACTTTGAATTTTTCTTCATCACTCATGTTAGGATCAAGCAATGCTTGACGCATTGGTGTCGCTCTTGGTCCTTCATGATAATCTTTGCTATTTGGATCACTACCGGGAGCCTTTGTATCTTGTCTGCTCATTATAGTCAAATTATCTAAACCAAATGACTTATATGGTTCAACACCTGTACTCTTTGCAGGCTTTAGCAAATAACCAAATGCTTCTTTTTGATCAGCACCTACTACTAAAGCAACATCTTTATAGCCCTTGCTACCTAAATCTGTCAGTACATCATTCAATGTTGGCTTGTCTGTTGAAGGTAAACTAAAAATGTTTTTGTATTTAGGAAACTTCTTTTGATACATCGATAGTTTCATTTCAGGTGGGATAGGATCATCTTTACCAAAACTACGCGATACTATGAAGAATGGTTGTGCCCCACTATTTTCTGCTTGATGTATGACAGCATTGACCAGTGCATCGTGCCCAGTATGCCCCATACCGCGACCCCAACCTAACACCGCCTTTTTGCTTCCTGCTTTGTTTTCTCTTACTGCGCTAGCCTTAGGGCTCCATGTTGGCTGATCGATTGCTTTCACAAACTGACCAGGTATATCATATTTGAATTTTCTACCCGGGTGTGCTTGGGCATAACCTTCTGGTTTAGTTTGTTTGATGCCGCCATGTGACTGTTGGCTAAGTTGATTGATCAGTGCGGTTTTTTGTTTAGTGATCGCTTCGATAGCACCTAAAGTAGCCACCATGCCTTGTTTGTCACTAAGCATTGTCTCTGCTTTTTTAGGACTTAGGTTTGCTTTTGCCCATTCAGGAAAATCATTTGCCAATCCTGTAGTGCGTAGATGCTGATTCAAATATGTATATAATTCGCCGGCGGGCTTGCTCAAGCCAGGCTTAGGAGCAAGATACTTATCGATTTTGCTAGCATGTGATTGTATAAACTTTTCAACATTATCAAGCATTTTTGTATTGATTTTTACCGGCTCTTGTACAAAAGTAGTGCCTTGCACTAATACATCGTTTGTGCTTAGTTTTTGTGCATCAGGATATCTTTGTTCATCGCTAGAACCTAATGTTGGATAATAACCTGTAGCCGCAACACCTACTTTAGCTCTAGCAATTTTCTTACCTAGATCGCTATCGGCAGGTATATGAAATTCAGTGATGTTTGGCTGAAAGTCATATGTGTTTGTTTCTTTGTTCAATACAGGCATAGCACTTTGACCATCTGGTTTAGTGCCTGGATAGAATAATAATCCACCTTCAATAAATCCTTCTTTAGGACTAATCTTTTCAAAATATGGCCACAACATCGCAAACTGTTTAGCAAACTTCATTCTTTCTTTTGGATCACCACCACCGGTTCCCATTACAAACTTAGCAACGTCTTGCGGTGATTTAGTTAGCGTTGGGGCACCACTCTTTGTTTGTGTTTGGTCACGCTTTAGATATGCCCATGCATTCTTTGGAATCATCATGAAGTTACCTTGTTCATCACGACCCCAGTATACTACAGGCATGCCGTCCCATTTCAATTCAATGCTGCCGCCTGTTGTTGTCATATCACGCAATCTTTCAACTGCATGTAGTCCACCATGGCTACCATGACTCAATACTAAATCTTCTATGTGTTGATATTTACGGCCAATATCGGTAGCTTCATTGAGTTCTGTTGAAAAGTATTTGTCTTTGATTGCTTTGTACTTGTCAGGATATTTTTGTAAAGCCTTCATCATCTTTGTAGGGTTGCCCATATCATCTGCACTTGCAGTTGGGCCTATGATGATTTTAGCAATCTTATCTTTGTCGTTAGCAACTAATTCTTTTGTTTCACGATCTAACAAGCCCTTGTATGGACTCATCATCAAGCTTTTGTGCTTTGGTAGTGAACTCATGTTAGCAAGATCAGCCCACATACCATGTAGTGTACCACCTTTCATTGTTGTATCAGTGTAGTCATGTGTATGTAATGGCTGTGCTGCCTTAGCATTTTCTACAGCCATTAGATCAACTTGCACAATATCATCACCGGCACCTGTGGGAATCCCTACATGTATGCTGACTCCGGTACGTGCTGCATCTAATCCTTTATCTTTGAAATAATCTTCTAATGCTTTACGGCTTAGTTTGAGTTCTTTTGCAGGAAATGCTGTCATCAATTCTTCAGCATCTATCAATGCATCGATATCGCTTGATATCTCTTTTTTACCTGCACTACCTATAGGATATAAATTCACACCTCTAGGTAAAATCTTTTGTAGATTTCTTACTGCGGTAGGAAAGTCTGCCTTACTTATAGGCTTGGCATTTGCAATCACATTCCCGCCTTCAAGTAAAATCATATCTTATCCTTATCTTAGTAACTCAACTTTACAAATTGAACTACACCATGGGCAAAATCTTCAATTTTTGCTCTCATGTAGACAAAGTTACCGTCTATGTTAGTATAAGATGATGCAGTAGTGTTCGCACACTCTAACTCATATACTCTAAACCAATCGTCATTAGTTGGGCTACTCGCTAGTGTTGCTTCTATCACGATATTACCAGTCACTTCAGTGAGCTTGTAATTTACAGTTTGTAAATCTTGGTTACCTAAATAGTATGCCGCAGCGGGTACGCTGTTACCTGTAAGAGTATATACATTGGCAGTCCCGCCACCATCATAGGTAGTCTGTGGAAATAGTATTAGTGTGACACTCTGTGACATTAGGTTTTTACAACCTCAACAACAATGCCATCACCCACTAGTTCTTGGGCTACTTGTTCTAATGCTGTTTGTACGTCTGGACCGGCGATTCCTGTGCCGTCTTTTTCATTGTCCTTGACGATTTTGCTAAATTTGATTAGGACTACGTCCTCTACTATCTTAGCCATAAATACTCCGATATTATTAGAGTATTTATCAGTATTATGGCTCTTTGGCTAAAGAATATGTTTTGGCCAGCATGTCAGGAAACCACATTGCTAGGATAGTATGCATTTGCTGGTCATTGTATTCTACAAAATATGACCCATGCATATATCTATAAGGATTCCAATTATTATGGAAAAGTGATGTGAACAGACCCTTGCTAAAGTTTAGTGATGAATACATCTGCTGCAATGAGCGTATGTTGTCGCTAAAGTCTTTAGGCATACGCTTACCCTTGAAGTATGTTCTAAACTTATATTTAGGTTTTTTCTTGAAATAAAGATAATTTGATTCATAGCATATTGCTTCAGTGATATCAATCTGAGGATCAATACTGTCTAGCGTTTGAAGTAACGATATATCGTTGCTAAAAAAACTGACATAATCACCCTGTATACGGATGCAACACTTATCCTTACTGACGACATTACGCCAAGTAATCAATTGGCTTATACGGTCTAGGTTTACTTCATCCCAGTATTCTTGCCAATCATCCTTTAAGACCCTTACTCCATACCTAGGCTTGTTATCACGTAGTTTTTCCATACGTGCAACAAACGTTTCAAGGTCAAAAGTATAATAGGTATAGGCAGCGCCCTGTATATGGGCAACTGCTCTATATTTGAACCTATTGAAATAGAGTTTGTTTCTTTTCTCAACTTTCAACTTGAATGATTCCATCATCTCCGACCTTTGCGGTAACTTTATTATTGATGGCAAATTGAATTTTTCCGTCAACTAAATTCGCCATGACATTAGCATTAGTGATCTTTTCAAAAAGAATCTTTTTACTCAAAGGCACACGAATCAGTTGATCAATCTTTCGTGAAAGAGGACGTGCGCCCATCTTGCTATCATAACCCTTCTCAGCAAGATATTCTACAACTGCTTCTGTCATGTTGAAAGTGATGTTATGCTTTTCAAGCAACAACTTCTTGACATCTTCAGTGAACTTGACGACGATTTTCTTGATTGACAACATGTCCAACTTCTTGAACTTGCAGACCTTATCAAGACGATTTCTGAACTCGGGCTTGAAGAAGTCCTTCAATGCCTTGTCATCTTCACCCGTCTTAGTCATGTCACCGAAACCGATAGCATTGCGCTCACCGTCTGCGCTACCCAAGTTACTAGTTAGAATGATAAGTGTGTTCTTGCAACTCACTTCCTTACCGTTGCTACCAGTGATACGACCTTCATCAAGAATCTGCAAGAAGATATTGAAGATATCTGGATGCGCCTTCTCGACTTCATCAAACAACAATATACTATGTGGATTCTTGCTCAAGTCGCTAATCAAGCGACCACCTTGTACTTGACTGTCGCCGAAACCAACATATCCGGGCGGGGGACCGATCAACGAACTTACAGAATGCTTCTCTGAATATTCACTCATGTCGTACTTCAACAAAGGCATGTCGAGATTTTTGCTCAACAGTTTTGCGAGTTCGGTCTTGCCAGTACCAGTTGGACCTAAGAACAAGAAACTTGCGATAGGCTTTGTTTCATTGTTGATTCCGGCGAAACTTACATAGACACGTTCAATCACATCTTGTACTGCTTCATCTTGTCCATACAACTTATCCTTGACATTTGATTCAAGATTTATGACGCGATCAAAATTGTCGTCACTTAGTTTATCAGCAGGGACGCCTGTAAACTTCTCTACCTGTTCAAAAATGAGTTGCTTAGTAATAATAGCATCTGTATTACCTAGAACGCGCTGCTTTGCACAGGCAGCGTCAAGTAAGTCGATGCTCTTGTCAGGATTCTTGCGATCACTGATATAACGGCTAGCACTTTCGACCGCTGCTTCAATCGCTTCCTGACTGATATTTACACTATGGAAATCATTTAGCCTTTCTGAAAGGCCACTTAGAATTCTAACAGTAGATTCTTCACTTGGTTCATCAACCGTTACCTTATAAAATCGTCGCATCAATGCACGATCCTTCTCAAAACTTTCGTAGAACTCTTCCCAAGTTGTGCTTGCAATCACCTTGAGTGTGCCCTTAGTGATTGCAGGCTTGATCAGGTTAGCGAAATCAATGCTTCCGTTGCTGCTGCTACCAGCACCCTTCATAGTATGGGCTTCGTCAATAAAAAGAATTGCTTTCTTTTTAGTGTTGAGTGCTTCAAGTACTTGCTTTGCCTTTTCTTCAAAGTCACCGCGATATCGTGAACCAGCAAGTAAACTACCGACTTCAAGACTATACAGTTCATAGCCTTTTAGAAAGTCCGGGATCTCATCATTCACTATTGCACGGGCGATACCCTCTGCGATAGCAGTCTTACCAACACCCGGGTCACCGACCATCAACACGTTGCTCTTGAACCGTTTGGCAAGCACGTTGATAATATCATCGATTTCTTGTGCGCGACCAATCACAGGCTCAAGTTTGTCCTGTCTAGCAAGATCGGTAAGGTTGATGCAAAATTCATCAAGAATTTCTGATGCTTGACCTTCACTTAGATTAGATACTACATCACCCTTGTAATGCTTTTGCCAATGCGCTAAAAACTCTTGCTTGCTAACACCATATTTCAACAAGAAATAATGTGCGTGACTATTACCCTCAGCAGCAATACTCAAATATAAATCAATAGTAGTCACTTGGCGGCGGCCAGTAAACAATACTTGTGTCACGCTGCGATTCATGACGCGCTCAAGGCTGTTAGTCTTTTTGGGTTGGACGTCAGGAGTTTTGCTTTCTATAGCTTTTAGCCCATGAATATATGCTTGTACTTCCGAAATAAAAAGTTCGACATCAGTACCATAACTATTCAAGCACTTTTTGAAAGGTTGAAAAGTAATTAGTGCTAACAGTAGGTGTTCTACTGTGACATATTGGTGATTATGCTCTTTAGCATAATTGATTGCCTGTTCGATAATGTTTTCAATTTCGGGTGAATTATTCATAAGCCTCTCTAAAAATATTTATTTTGTACGATTGCGTAAAATACTATCAACAATAGATTGATCTATAATATCAGGTATGTAGGGTTTTAGCAATATCAATTGGTCTCCATAATTATTTGAGTTCAATATGGGCATGCCGTAACCAGTCAGCTTCATCTGCATATATGGTTGTGTTTTGGGTGGTATTTTGACCTGTACTTTCTTTCCACTTATTGTGTCAAACTCAAATGACGTTCCTACAATCAAATCAAGAACCGAAATAGATTGATTGCAATATAAGTCCTGTCCTTTCCTATCAAAACGTAAATCTGGTAATATATTGAAAACAACTACAAGGGTATTTCCTGGTATGACGTTATCATATCTCATTTGATCGCCCTGGTTTACTCCTGCTGGTATCTTGATATCGATAACTTTCAGTCCTTGTTGTGTGTTCAATTTCAATAGTTGGTTTGTTCCATTATACGCATCAATCAAACTAACATTGACTTGTGTACGCATCAATTGTCTTTGATTTCTCATGCCCGAATGCATAGTACCAAACATTTGACCAAAAATGTCATTGATATCTACGCCGTGTACATTCCAGCTAAAATCTTGGTTGAATCCTTGAGGTTGCGGATTATCGTATTGAGCTTTCTTTTCCGGATCGCTCAATACAGCATATGCTTCTTGTATCTGTTGAAATTTAGCGGTGTCGCCACCTTTATCAGGGTGGTGCTGACTTGCTAATTTCCTATAAGATTTTTTGATTTCATCAGGGGTAGCAGATTTATCTACTCCTAATACAGCATAGTGATCCATGCTTTAGTATAAATTATTTAGGTTATGATGTCAACTAACTGGGGGTTCGTTTTTAGTAGTTACTTGAAATCGACCAGCAAATTTTTCTAACCCAGTAAATCCCAAACCAGAAATAACGATCCACATCATGCTATCAAATATTGCCTGTGTGATTTGATAACTTGTAAAAAGGTCGACAAAAAACCCAATCATACAACAAATAAATGCTAATAATGCAATCACACGTTTGCTTGACAATGCAGAAATATCATCACTGTCTGCTAACATAGTTTTTAGATTTTGTATGAATGTCATCTTTTCACCTTGACCAGTATCTTTTGCTAATTGTGTTTCTAATTGACTTGGAATTTGCGCTGCTTGTCTCAATGATCGCATTTTATAATCCTGCTATTGACTTTAGATTCTTTATATATGTATCATTGTTATGTAATGTCTTAGTTTTAATTCCGGCAATAGCTCTCATCTCATTCAATTCTTCTTCTTTTTCTTTTTTGTTAGCATACTCTGTTGGTGATAAAATAATAACTTGTTTCAGGACATCGACATCTGCATCATAAGATTTGTCGTTTACATGTATGGTATAATCTTTTACATCTTTGTCGGTCAATGTTTTTAAGTCTTCCAATACTTCTACGATTTTACGAGGTATATTTGACTTGCGTTTCATCTCTACAAAAACTAACCATTTACCAGGCTCTATCTCACCTTCGCTAACACTAGCATCTAGTATAAAATCATAACCAATTTCTAACCAACTCACTAAATCATCAGCAGCGAGTTTAGAATTGACTTTGAATGTCAATGTAACAATTTCACTGTCTTTTCCCATTTTTGCTGCATATTCATCAACAGTGATATTATCGTCTATTTGACCTTCCATATCATGATAATCTAGACCTTCATTGAGTTGTTTCATATTAGTCTCTTATACTATGGGTGGCAGGGCCGCTGCTTGATCCATTGGAGCAGTTAATGCAGCATCAGCATCAAGTGATGCTTGCTGGTCTGATTGATCATCCTGTTGAGTACCCTCTTTATCTAAATCATCCTCATATGCGTTATCGATTTCTTCAAGATCAATAGTTTGATCAGCCAGATCGATGCTACCTTCTTTGATATCATCCATTAGATCGATAGGTATTTCTATGCGCACGAACCAAACTTCACGCTCCATTGATTTGGGATAATTTGTACCACCTATCAAATCATCATAATTCTTTACTTCGACAGGAACTTTGAGTTTACCCTTTTTATAATCTACTTCACATCCTATGGCTAGTAATCGTTTTACTGCATGCGGATCTGGCATTAGTTTATAAGGCCACATAAACGTGCAGGCTACTGTATAACGACCCATATCCGGGCCCTGTACGAGTTCCCCTAGTAGCCAATTCTTGAATGCATAAACATCGATTTCGTCTAATACACGCTCAAAATCTAATAAAATAGACATAGAACCGTCACTAGTCATGATACCTTTTACAGTACTGACTATACTGACAAAATCTACATCATTGAAAAAATCATCTGCTACTTTGTGGGTCATAATGTATTTATCTTAGACAATTGAATACAGCAGAGAGTTTTGTTTTGTGGTTATATATTTATCAATAAATCCTGTCTATTCAGTACTACATTATAGCGCATAATATGCCTGTAAATATTACGAGACTGTAAAATTAGTCTCATCATAACACAGGAGATTACAATTGAGCAAGAGAAAAACTGGTGCTTTAAGAAAAGAACAAAACAAATCATTTTATAATAACCAAAAACAAGGATTTTATGTAGACACCAATAAAACTATAGATTTTACTCAAGAACAGTTTAAGCGTAATCGCAAATCAATAGAACTGCTACCGCAGTCAGTCAATCAAGAAAAATATATCCTATCACTCATCGACAGAGACTTAGACATCGTAGTTGTATCCGGTCCAGCTGGCACCGGTAAGACTTACTTAGCGATGCTAGCCGCGATCAAGTCCCTAAGGAACGGAGACTGCGATAAGATCATATTGACTAGACCTGCGGTAGCGGTCGACGATGAAAAGCACGGGTTTCTACCGGGGGACCTAAACAGCAAGATGGAACCATGGGTTAGACCCTTATTAGATGTATTACGTGAGTACTATAGTCTAAAAGAACTATATCATATGTTAGAGGAGCAAATTATAGAAATATCACCATTGGCATTTTGCAGAGGTAGAAACTTCAAGAATAGTTGGATAATACTAGATGAAGCACAGAATGCTACACCTAGTCAACTAAAAATGCTTATGACACGTATAGCAGAAGGAAGTAAAATTGTAATCACGGGCGATATCGAACAAACTGACAGACGAAACACAGAAAATGGTTTATTAGACCTAACAACTAAATTAAATAAGACTCCTGTCAATGGAATCGGTATTTGTGAGTTTGAGACTAAAGACATACGCAGACATAAAATTATAGAAAGTATTCTAAAACTTTATGCATAGTTAGGAACGGGGATTTATTTCCCCGTTTCTTTTTCTCTTAGACTGATTGGTCCTTCTTTTTCTAATTGCAAAATTAGATTAGGATATATCCTATAATAATAATCACGCAATTCATCAAATTGCTTATCTAATCTTTTTCCTTCTACAACACACTTTTCAATCTTTCGCTTACCGAAATCCATAATGATGTTAGAGCCTGTAATATCACTGTTACGAACTCGCTTCGTCACCGATACTTGCTCATCAATTTGGCCGCCTGGCTTTCTGAAAAATGTAACTAAAAAATAACGCATATTATTGTGGGTCGAATGTTAGAAAAATCTTGCCACCATCTTCAAACTCATTCCAGGCAAGCAGTGTCTCGCCACCGTTTTGTGTCTGAACGAATGTCTTACCCAATGAAGTAGCAGTCATTTTGATTGTTTGTGATTGTGGATCCATCCAACCGCGATCAACATAAACACCTGCTAATGGGCCATAACTGACGTTGCCCTGCATGAAGAAAACATTTGGTTGCTGCCAAAAACGCAATGCCTTAACATTGTTAGTATCTGAACTATTCCAAATAAATGTCTCACCTGGCTTGATGGTATAAGGGCCACCTGCACCAGTGCCGCTCATGTCAATATTATAACTTGTGTTATTAGTAACTTGTACTGTGGCTTCCCAAGCACCGGCTACTACGCTAAACAAACTTACTGCTAAAATTGCTAAAAGTTTCATAAATTACCTCTACAATATTTACACTTTATGAAGTGAGTTCAACTAAAGTTGCTGCTAGACTAATTTCGGGAATACCGACTAACGGCAACTGCGCTAACCCATTTCGTATAACTATGATTGCCATATCTTTCTTTTCATCTGTATTACCCCAAAGATCGAGGTTATCATACATCCATTTATAAACATCTTCTACGCGAGTGGGATAGATAGTAATATATTCCATCAAGGTTTTTCTACCATCAATGATTTTAACCG